GGTGTATCGAAGATTGCCACGGATATCTACAACGGAGAGTTTTATTCGTTTGTTGCTGGTTCTGGCTCGATTGCTGGCACCTTCGCAGCAGGCACAAGCGGATTTACTGGAAGAGGCATCGGTGGCGGCTTTGGTCAGAAGGCGCAAGTTGGCTTCGCTTCTAGCGTCGGCGGCTCAGGCAACTATCCTTTCACTGGATCAGTATTCTTCCCAGCACCCTTAACTAGACTCTCAGCTTCCGACCACGGTTCAGCCTCTCCAAAAGATGCCTACTTTGGTCTTCAGACAAACCTCTGGGACAGTGCTAGGGCTGGCACCGCATACGATGACGGATACACTGACTACCTCAGAGGCGTCCCTAATGCAGCTTCTCCAAGCGGAGTTGCTAAAGACACTATTAGTGGAGCACCGGCTGGTCTAGAATATTCTTGGATCTTTACACTGGACGATATTGTTGTACCATCCGGTAAAGCGAACGATGCTTACTGGTTCTCGGGATCGCGTAACGGTCACCGAAAGGACGGACAAACAGCCGCTGGCGATTCTGTCACCTCAGCTTCTTACTCCGCAGTCTTAGACTCTGGATTCGATAAATTCACGGTTCCACTATATGGTGGCTCTGACGGATTCAACATCAAAGATAAAGAGCCGTTTGCTGATTATAGATTGACTCCGGGTGGCACAAGTGCTACTGTGAGAAACAGTGCCGTGTACAACACAGTCAAGAAGTCTATTGATAGTCTCAAAGATCCCGAGTTTGTGGAAATGAACATGGTTGCAGCACCCGGTATTGTTAACGAGACTTTGACTGGTCATGCAATCAACATCTGTGAAGAGCGCGGCGATGCCCTTGCAGTTATCGATCTTAGAGGAGTTTATCAGCCATTTACTGAAAATGCAAACAACTTCAAGAGCCGTGTAACAGCTACTTCTCTCGACGGTGCAGTAACGGCACTCCGAGACAGAAGCATCAACAGCAGCTACGGTTGCACATACTATCCATGGGTCCAGATCCAAGATACGATTACAGGTCAAAGCTTATGGGCACCGCCATCTGTTGCCGCTGTTGGAACTTTGGCAAGCTCTGAGAAGAAATCAGAAGTTTGGTTCGCTCCTGCCGGGTTTAACCGAGGTGGTCTGACAGACGGCTCTGCTGGGCTTCCAGTTACGGCTGTTACTGAGAAGTTATCTTCTAAAGATCGCGACAAGCTTTATGGTGCGAACATCAACCCGATTGCTAGCTTCCCATCAGAAGGTATCGTTGTCTTTGGGCAAAAGACCCTTCAAGTTACGCCTTCGGCTCTAGATCGGATTAATGTGCGTCGTCTCATGATCTTTATCAAGAAAGAAGTTTCGCGAATTGCAGCAAGCATTCTGTTTGATCAAAATGTTTCTGTAACTTGGCAAAGGTTTACAGGTCAGGTTGAGCCGCTCTTAAGCAGCGTAAAGGTTCGATTAGGTCTAACAGACTTTAAAGTTATTCTTGATGAGACTACAACAACACCTGATTTGATTGATAGAAACATTCTTTATGCTAAGATTTTCTTGAAGCCAGCTAGGGCAATTGAGTTTATCGCGATTGACTTCAATATCACAAGAACGGGTGCAGCGTTCGAAGACTAACAAAAAAGGGGTTGATTTAAGTCGCCCCACTACTTACTGTAGAAGGAGAAAATAAGCAATGCCATCGACAAAGGGAGGTTTTTGGACCGATTCAACGACACAAGACCCAAAAAGAAATTATAGATTTTTAGTTTCAATTGGTAACATGGACAATGGAGCACAGTGGTTCGCCAAGGGTGTTTCAAGACCTAGCTTCACGGTTGAGAAGACGGAGCATATGTTCCTAAATCATACTTTTAAATATCCTACTAGAACTAAGTGGGATGATATAACCGTTACCTTGGTTGATCCGGTCACGCCCGATGCGGTTAACCAAACAATGCAAATTATAAAAGCTTCTGGTTATGACCCTTCTATCCTAACTAGTGCAGATTACGGCACAACCGCTACAAAG